AGTGACATTGGTGACACTGGTCCGCATAGTAATATGTGGTGACATAACGTGGCATGCGTGACATATTTCGACATGTGATACAATTAACAAAATTAGTTGTTGACATATTGCGACACCACATGTTATAATCAGAATACCATAAAATAAAGGGGGTAGTGCACAAATGAAAGTAATTGGAGATTGGAAACGAAGAACAGACGAGAAGCGCCCAAGGCAAGTGCAGTATCTTACCTACGGGATATTTGGTGCGTTGTTCAAGCGGGCGCAGTCAGAAGGCAAGTCACTGTCCGACACGTCAAGGGACCTGTGGCAGGCTGTGATTGACGCGCCGGACGCGGAAGTGGTGGAATACCCAACGGGAGGTGCGGAGAATCTCATAACCGTGTCAATCACGGAAGCCATGTTCCAGGAAATCGAGCAGGCGCGGGGTGACATCCCGCGTGGGACGTTTTTGCGCAGCATGACCGCCGCCGGCCTTGCCTTACTGGCCAACAGCGTGGATGTGGTTGTGGTGCAGCTCACTTCTGACAATCTCCACCAGTTGGCCAACACGCCGCCGGCGCCGGACCAGGAAACCGAACCAGGGGAGGGATTCTGACATGAATAACATTCTGCACGTCTACAGCCAGGACGCGCATCACGATGCTGCGCATCTCGTTATGACCAGGGATGCGGCAGTCAAATTACGTTCTATGCTTTGCGCAATGTTGGACCAAGGCTATGAGAAGGATTTCGATTGTTTTTACGTCAACGACGGTGAGGGGTACAATTTACGGCTCATCATCGTGGACGATGGAACAGCCGACCGGCTCTCCACGCCCTACACGTCCGAAAACCATGCCGCTGAACCAGGCAGTCTGGAGCCGTGGAAATTATAACCCGCGCGCGTAAGTATATGTATTCCATATATTCACCGGTCCATGTGACCGGGTTTTTTTTGCTTATTTGCAGGAATAAATATTTATTTTAAAAAACATCTTGACAAAATAAAATATTCGATTATAATCTTAAGTGTAAGGGAAAACAAACAAACAGGAGGGGATGATGGTGATGAAAACCAAGTCAGATTATTTGATGAGAAACACTAATAATGTATCGGCCCTAATAGCGCTTCGTGTCCATTGTGACAGAGTGGCAAAAGCGCTTAATATCGACATTTCTCGTGCTGACAATGAAAGCAGATATGATGTTGCGCATGAATCTGCAATGCTTTGGAATAAACATCACGGGCGCGGTCATTGGGCAAGCCTGGGCGACATGTATAAGGCATTGTCAATGACAGGATCAGATTATAAAGACTAAACACAACAAAAAACCAACAGGAGGACACAACCATGAAAGAAGTCACAAACACAATGAGCTCCAGGGAACAGTACCGGACACGTGAAAAAAACATTAGGCATCTTTTGCGCAAAATAGAAAATCAGTTAGATAAAGACTCCGCAGCGTTTGATATCTCCGGTGGAAAAGATTACGGATACGCCGGGTCACTCGGACACGTGCAGGAATCCCTTGAGAACATACATGCCTTTTTAACCGGCAATGCCTAACCCCTTACCCGGCCGGCCACACAGCCCCCGTGTCCCGCTGAGCGAGTGGTTATCACAAAACAACAGGAGGACGGGACAATGACAATGAAAGCTACTGGCAGCACCGTAGTAACGAGCATACCACATAGCACATACTGCGGCGGATTTATTGTTAGCGAGCCGGTGATGGAAGCAAAATGCCCGGACTGCGGAAAAAAGTACTGGAGCGATGAAACGGCCACGGACGCCATGAAAAACGGATGCCACGGATGCGGCGAACTGAACGTAGAAAGAATGTAACACACACAAACCAACAGGAGGACGGGAACATGAAAGTCAAGTACAACGCATGGATTGATTTGTCGAAAGCAGCGCGCGAAACAAATCTGATTGTTGGTGCAGATTTGCGCGGGATTGATTTTAGCCACGCGGACATGAGCTGGGCGGCCCTGCACTGCGCGAACCTGCAAGGGGTGGACATGCAAGTGGCGAATCTGCGCTACGCGGACCTGCGCGGGGCGGCCCTGCAAGGGTCTTTCCTGCAAGGGTCGAATCTGCACTACGCAAATCTGCGCTACGCGGACCTGCGCGGGGCGAATCTGCGCCACTCGGACCTGCACGGGGCTGACATGCAAGGGGCGAACATGCAAGGTGCGAACATTGATTTTTCAGCCTGGCCTATGTGGTGCGGGTCAAAAAATGTAACTGTTGACGTGAAAATCGCGCGCCAGTTGGCCGCACATTTCTGTGCAGTTATTTGCGACGATCCAGAGTACTCCGAAGCGCGGGCCGCTATCCTGGAATTTGCGAAAAAGTCACACCACGCTAAAGACATAGGGATAGGCTGACTACTCATAAAAAACCAGTATTTTTTTTCAAAACTATCTTGACACAACATGTATTAATAAATATAGTAACATAACCAAAACAATAGGGAAGGAGAAAATAATGGATAAACGACAGCATGAAATTGACCGCGAGTTCCGCGATGCGTCTGGAATCCCGCAGAAGTTGATAGCGCAGGCAATTGGATGCACCGCGCGTGAAATGAGTCAATACGAAAAATACGGCGTTCCGCTCAAAAAGGACATCGCCGAAAACCTGCGCGCGCTGTACAAGAATCACAACCGCGCAATGACCGAGCTTGCAAGCTTGTGGAAACAAAAACAAAAAGGAGGCAAGGGATGAATTTTAAACTCGGGGACAAGATTAACAGCATTGAAGAGATGCTGCATTCCTGGGCCGAAGATCCGGGGAGGTGGTATGTAAGTGTAGGCGGTTTTAAATTCACGATAGTTCTTTGGGTAACTCCAAAAAGTCCGCATTGCAAAAAACAAGATGGAAACGAATATATTTTAGGCGGTTTTATTGCACCATACACCATCATCGCAGACCCCGCGGTGGGATCCGATGACGCGCGGATATGCCGCGAACACTGGATCGAGGTCGGGCAGTGGTGGGCTGCCAAAAAAACCTGTATCACAGTGGAATTCGGGGCCTTGTGCAACATAGTGTCAGGGAACGGAACAGTAGAAATCTTTTTGACAAGAAAATATTCCGATAAACTTAAATTCACCGAAGAACACAGCATGAGTCCTGCTTTTATTTTCGAATACTTCACCCGCATCGACCCCGTGAAATACATCAACTCCCGCGTGTACGAAATCTACGCGCGAAGCACACGGGAAACAGCGGTTGCGGACACACACGAAAAATTCACGCTGTTGGACCGCGCGCTTGAAATCGGTATGATCAAGCACGGGGAGTTTGATTTGGAAACGAAAAATTGCCCCTTGTGCAAGGCGCACGGTAGGACTGACGTGATAATGGTGACATGTAAAAAGTGCTCAATCGAGGATGAAGGCCACGCTTGCTGCGCGCAATATGCCGCATACATTAAAAACAAAACCCCCGACACATGGCGCGCGCTGTACGAGCGGATCATGTCCGTGGAATCCCTGGAAAAGCCCGACGCGCGGCCCAAAGTCAAGCCAGGGCAGGTGTGGAACCGGGCAGGATATCAAAGTCACCAGTATGTTGTTGAGTTCGGCAGCGGAGAATTACATACAATTCTAATCGGCAGAAACGAATGCTTCAATTCCATGTCAACGGAAGAAACATTAGCTGGATTAGATCTTACCGATCTCCGCGTGTCACTCATTAAGCCTACACAAATAATCGTGGACCGCAAGGAATGGGAAGCCTGCCAGTGTGCAAAAAAAGCGTTTGATGGAGGTAAGCAATGAGTAACCAAATGGACTTGCTAATCATGGAATTCTCTACAAACCAGTGGACCCCGTTCTATTGCGCCCTTGCCGCGCTGATTGTTGGGTCCGCAATCATCGGGTATCTCTGCTATCTGGAGCGTGTTTCTGATGAAAAACGAAACGCTTATATCGAGGATGAATTGGGTGCTTGATTTTGAAGCACTGAAAGCGGCCCTGGACGTACTGAACTCAAAATACTATATGGAAAATGTGAAGGGAGAAATCAAACATGGCAATTGATTTGAACAGCATTAAAAAAGAAACTGTGATCCGCGCTCCGCGAATGGTGCTGATTGGAGTAGAGAAAATCGGGAAAACAACATTCGCCTGCGGGTCCAGGGTTGAGAACGGAATTGTTGTGGAAACCGGACTAAACAGCCCGGTCGTGATACCGATTAAAGGTGAAGAAGGTGCGGACAGCCTCAACGTTGCGCAATTTCCCGTCTGCAAAAGTTACGATGATGTCATGGACGCAATAGAATCGCTTTTGGGCGAACATGATTACAAAACAGTAATCATTGATTCCGCGTCTGCTTTGGAGCCGCTTATCTGGGATGCGGTTTGCAAAATTGCAAAAGTTGATTCCATTGAAAAAGTCGGAGGTGGATACGGTAAGGGCTATGCAGAGGCGGCGTCACTTTCGCGCAACATGCTTGCCGGTCTTGACGCACTAAGAAACGAACGCGGAATGTCGGTTATCATTATCGGCCACGTCAAGGTTAAGCGGTTCGATGACCCGGGCGGCGATAGCTATGACCAGTACCAGTTTGACGCGCACGATAAAGTTGCAAATCTGATATACCGATGGTCAGATATTATCCTTTTTGCAAACACAAAAGTGGTTGTGGCAAAAGAGGATGTTGGGTTTGGCAAAGACAAAAAGCGCGGCATTGATACGACTGGCGGGCGTCGGTTTTTGTACACACAGAAACGGCCTTCACATCCAGGCGGCGGGCGTGGGTATTTCGGGCAGTTGCCGTATGAAATCCCGCTTGACTGGGCGTCGTTCGAATCGGCAGTGTCGGACATCATAGACAAAAAATATAAAGGAGCTGAAAATCATGAGTGATCTTGAACAGTACTTGGACGAGCTTGAAGGCGGGGAAGGTTTTTTCCCGTCCGAAAACGGAGAGGACGACGGCGGGGACGAATACGGATTGGTCCCGGTAGGTTGGTATCCCGTGGAAATAACCGGGTCGAAAGTTGAAGAGACAAAATCAAAAACCGGCGTCATGCTCACCGTTGAATTCACTGTCCTTCCTGGGTCGTATGCGAAGCGGAAGGTCTGGAACAGGTTCAACTTTATTAATCAGAATCCCAAAGCGCAGGCAATCGGCAAGCGCGAACTGGAAAAGCTGCTGCGCGCCTGCGGGTTTGACCCGAAAGGGAATCTATTCACTGACGAAAACCAGTTGCTCGGCAAAGAGTTGGACATCCGCGTGAAAATCCAGGCAGGAGAAAACGGGTACAAGGATTCCAACGTGGCCTGCGATTTTGCCCGGCTTGGGGACGGCGTGGGGTCCGACGAAAAGCAGCCGGAACAGAAACGAGAAGCACCCGCGCAGCGAACGCCTCCGGGCGAAGTGCGTGCACCGCAGAGTGACAGCGGGACCACAAAAAAACGTCCGTGGGAAAGGGGATAATCATGAGCGCACTTGAACACCTTGCAAAACGTTTGTTAGATACAAAATTAGAAGAAAACGAAGTGAAAGCCAGGCGCATTGAACTCGAAGAGCAGATCGCTGAACTGGTGGAAACGCCGGAACGCGGGAGCCGCACGGTTGAAGCGGGGGAAGGTGTCAAAGTAACCGTCAAGCGCGGCTTGCTTTACAAGGTTGACGTTTCCGGTCTGCGCGCATCCGGGCTTGCCGATGAATTCGGTGTGCTCAAGTCTGTCCCGGCGACTTTTAAGCTTGACGAGGCGGCGTATGAGCGCGTAACATCGGAATCGCAGAACGCCGCCACGCGGTTATCGGAATACGTGACCGTGACGCCTGCTAAGGTGTCTGTCACAGTCAAGATGGGAGAATAAAACATGATCCCTACCGCAACTGTCCAAAAAATCTACAAATACCATGAACGGCGCGACGCGGCTAAACCGCCGCGCACCGGGCGGCTCGGAGCAAGCATCATCGGCCATCACTGTGACAGATATATGTGGTATTCGTTTCGGAAACTTTTCAAGAAGAAATTTGACGGGCGCATGCTGCGCCTGTTTGAAACGGGCCATCTTGCCGAACCGCGATTTGTGGACGAACTGCGCGGGATCGGGTGCGTTGTGGAACCGGTTGACCCGGAGACCGGCGATCAATTCATGTTTACAGCACACGGTGGGCATTTCGTGTGCTACCTTGACGCCATTATAATGGTAGGCGTACCAGAGGCGCCGAAAGCCATGCACATCGGCGAATTCAAGACCATGGGCGGGACAGAGGACCAGAAATCAAAGGATTTTGAGAAGGTCCAAAAAGAAGGCGTTCGCGCAGCGAAACCGGAACACTACGCACAAATGATGGTCGGTATGGGTTTGTCGCAGATTGACAGGGCGCTTTACCTTGCATGCAAAAAAGCCACGGATGAACTGTATTCGGAGCGCGTGAGGTTCGACAAGGATGAATACGAGCAGATACTGGCGCGTGCATTGACGATAATCAATAGCATAAAGCCGCTTGAACGGTTTGCTGACCGGCCCGACGATTACCGGTGTAAATGGTGCGATGCGCGGGCGCTGTGTTGGGCGGTTGATACAGTCCCGTTGCCGGACGTTACATGCCGGTCATGCTGCCATGCGACTCCGGAACTTGACGGGACGGCGCGGTGGTCCTGCGCGAAGCACGAAAAGGACTTGACGGGCGCAGAACAGCGGGCCGCGTGTGACGAACATTTGATTATCCCGTGGCTGCTTAATTTCGCGGAGGTTGCCGATGCTGGTGAGGACTGGATAGAGTTTAAAAACACCACGGACGGAGCAGTCTGGCGACACGGGAAACACGATGGCATGATATCCACAAAAGAACTTATTGACACTAAGGAGGCGACAAAGTGACAGAGATAACCGCGATAGAAAAACTTGAAAAAATCAATATCGTTGAACTTTTCACAGTGACCGGAGTAGGCCCGTTGGTTACTGAGATAGAAAATGCCGCTCGGTCCCTGGTGCTTGACCCGACAACGGCAATCGGGCGGAAGGAAATAATTTCACACGCCGCAAGCGTGGCCCGTGCAAAAACATTCCTGGACAACAAGGGAAAGGAGTTGACCGAGGAATGGGCGCGCAAGAAGAAAAACGTGGACGCCGGGCGCAAGGAGATTCGGGATCGGCTTGACGCGCTGAAAGATGAAGTCAGAAAACCCGTAACGGAATATGAAGCCGCAGAAGCCGCGCGCATCGAAGCGGAACGCATCGAAGCGGAACGCATAGAAGAAGAAAAACGTGCCGCAGAAGCCGCGCGCATCGCCGCAATCGAAGCGGAAAACGAGCGGTTGCGTGAACAGGAACGTAAGCGATTGGAAGCGGAACGTGTGGCCCGAGAGGAACAGGAACGCAAGGCCGCAGAGGAACGCATGAAAGCGGAAGCCGCAGAACGCGCACGATTGGAAGCGGAACGCGCGGCGGCACAGTCAATTGAAGATGCCAAGCGTGAAGCCGCAGAAGCAATCGCGCGTGAGGAACTCCAGAAACGTGAAGCGGAAGCCGAACGCATCCGTGCAGAGGAACGGGCGCGGATTGAAGCAGATAATGCGGAGAAGGAAAAACAGCGCGCGATTGCAGAGGAACGTGAGCGCGCCCGGCGTGAAGCTGAACGCATTGAAAACGAACGTATTGCAAAGATACACCGTGAGCAGGAAGCCGAGGCGCTGCGAGTTTCAAACGCAAAGCACCGGGCAGATGTCCTTAATCGCGCAACAGATGCGCTTATGGAAAACGGTATCCCGGAAGATGTAGCCGCCGATGCGGTTGCATTAATCGATGCCGGGAAAATTCCAGGAATTAAAATAGTCTACTAAACCGCGCGCTCGAATGACACGCGGCTAATAGATACGGTGGGGTTTTTACCTATTGTTTTGTCCCTACCGGACCAAAGTTGCCGAAAGCGGCAGTTTGGAGCTTGTGTTTTATTCAAAGGCTTGAAATGTTGGTTTCCCCGTACAGGTGATAGGTAACTCTCCCGGTTCGATTCCGGGGCGGGGAGTAGGAGGATGAAAAACATGAATAAAGCAATATATTTTGACATCGACGGTGTATGCTGTGATTTCATCTACGGGATCCGGTATGTGCTTCACTTGGAATCTGATTGGCAACCGCGCGAATGGGACATATCAAAGGAGTTGGGTATCCCATGGGCTGAAATAAACAAGGCAATATGTTCAAATCAGTATCACTGGTGGAACCTTCCCGAACTCCCGGACGGGATTAAAATATTTATATACGTAAAGAGAATGGCCGATGAAGCGGGGATACCGGTTATTGCAACTTCTAACGCGTTCCTTGCTGATACTGACTGGTGGACCGGGCGCGCGGAATGGATTAAATTCCATCTTGGAGAAGATGTTCCAATTGCGCTATGCACGGACAAATGCGTTCACGCTGGGCCGGGCCGATTGCTGATTGACGATTATTATCGCAACTATTCAAGATGGCTAAAGAGTGGCGGGTCGGCTATTTTGGTGCCGCGTCCGTGGAACACCTTTAAATATCCTACGGTCCCGATGCATGATGAAAACATCACAGAAATAATCAATGAGGTCAAATCATGGATAGGTGGAAGCCGTTCATGATCTGGCCTGACGATTACATCAACAAGATTATATGCGGTGATTGCCTGGAAGTGATGAAGGGCATCCCGGACGGCGCGGTTGACTGCGTTATTACCGACCCGCCGTATGGCGTTGGATACCAAGGAGGCCATTTCCATTCTGGAGATGTCAACATTAAAAGGCACCGCGAAAAACTCGCTAACGATGAAAATTCAGATATATATTATCCATTGTTAGAAGCAATTAAAAAGGTAACTAAAGGCCCGTGTTATATCTTCTTTTCAGGCACAAAGGCATTTGAGGTTTACGACGCGGCACGGATAAATAAGTTTGACATTCATGCTTTAATAATTTGGCACAAAACAAATGCAACATACGCGGCGATGAATTCACAATATAAACACAGGCATGAACCGATTTTGTATTGCAAACCCCGAGGCTGGAACACATTATGGTGTGGCCCAACTGATGAATGCACAGTTTGGGACATGAAGCGGAATCCAGAAAATATCCACCACCCAACGCAAAAGCCAGTAGACGTAATAAAGAGGATGATTCGCAATCACAATATAGACATCATCCTTGACCCGTTCTGCGGATCGGGCACAACCTGCGTAGCCGCCAAGCAGATGGGCCGCAAGTACATCGGTATCGAGATCAACCCCGAGTACGCGGCAATCGCACAGCGCCGCGTGGACAACGTAGGCCACCAGTTGGAGGTATTTTAAACATGCACCGATTTTGCAATCATCCCGCGAACGAGGCGGCGCTCCGGGACCGCATGGCTAACCGGCTCTGTGACGATTGCGGGATGTTGGAAGTGTCCGAGTATCACCTAACACCTTTCCGCACCGCCACGGGGCAATCCATGCGCCTGTGCGCACGGTGCTTGGAGTATCGCGAGATGGAAAAACTTGAAGCGGAGGCGCAGGGATGACCGCAGTTGAAGCCATTGAAAAAGCCATCAAGGACGAGCGCGAAAAGATGGAAGCCAACAGAACGTTTTTAAGAAGCTTTGAAGTTGGCGATGCAAGGCTAATTGGGATTGCATCTACTCTTTCAAATCACCAGTACGCAATCGGGGTTCTGGAGAAAGTGCTTTCAGAAATCGAAGATTGAAAAACCAAACCGGAGGAATCACACAATGATTAAAAATCTAATCGTACATCACAGCGTAAGCGCGTGGGGGGGCGGGGAAACGATTAAACATTGGCATTGCGACCCCAAGCCACGCGGGAACGGATGGAAACATCCTGGATACCACGTGGTCATCACGAACAGGTACAACACGTATAACGCGTACATCAGTCGCATGCGCGGACAAGTCAAAGTTGACCGCATATTGAGAGAGACAATCCCATCGAACGGGTGCAAGTACGCTAACGACGACAGCCTGCAAGTGTGTTTAATAGGAGACTTTGACAAGCAGGAACCACTTGCAATGCAATTTGAAAAGCTCATCGACCTGCTCGTTCACTGGTGTAAGAAATACAAACTTGTCCCCAATGACATCTACGGACACGGGGAAATGCAGCGCAAGATTGGCAAGGAAAAATACTCGAAAACGTGCCCTGGGAAACTCATGAACATGGACGCCGTGCGCATGGCCGTGGCGCTTAGATTGGCAGGGAAATGAACTACTTATCAATCTGCTCTGGTATCGAAGCCGCAAGCGTGGCGTGGAAACCCATGGGATGGAATGCCGTGGGGTTTTCAGAGATTGAACCGTTTCCTTGTTCGCTTTTGAATCACCATTATCCAGGCGTGAGAAATTACGGAGACATGACCAACTATAATGAGTGGAGCATTGATGGAGAATCAGTTGACCTTGTTTGCGGAGGAACCCCATGCCAATCATTCAGCGTCGCCGGACTCCGAAAGGGACTGGATGACCCGCGTGGTAACTTGGCCCTCGTCTTTCTCGGAATTGTTGATCGATTCAAGCCCCGATGGGTTTTATGGGAAAATGTCCCCGGCGTGCTTTCCGACAAGGGAAACGCTTTCGGGCAATTCGTCACCGGGCTATCAGAACTCGGGTATGGTGTCTGCTACAGAATTCTCGACGCTCAAAACTTCGGAGTCCCGCAGCGGCGCCGTCGCGTGTGGGTTGTCGGATATTTTGGAAACGGAGCGAACGTATTACAAGTGCCTGGAATGCGGGGAGGAATTCGAGGACAACTTTGCAACGGGGGCGAACACATTGGCGCCAGCGGAGTGCCCGAGATGCGGGGAGGAAAACCATGTGGAGTCCAGGACTGGCGACCTTCCGCAGCGGTACTTTTTGAGCGCGAAAGCCTGCGCCGGGATCTTACGCCGCGCCGCAAAACGCGGGAAAGAATTGCCGGCAGCATTGCTCCAAGCCTTACGGGAAGTGGCCGGGGCGTCGAGCGATGCGGAGAAAGCCGTGGACAAGACCCCGTGATACCAGTCGCACCGCCTCTCCGGAGCAATCCATATTGCGACAACGCCAGCCATGAGAATGGCCTTGTGTGTAGTGCAGTTACATCCAAATGGGCGAAAGGCACTGGCGGGCCGTCGGGCGATGAATGTCAGAATCTTGTAACAGCCCAGCAAGTCCAGTGGTCAAGCGGCGGCGGCCAGTTGATGAATGACACCGCGCAAGCGTTGCGCAGCGGCGCCGAACACAATTACCAGTTCGTGGCAGAGCCAGTGGTGACCGGGCCCACCAAAAACGTTTCAGCGTTCGGAGTAAAACGAGCAGGCGGGAACTGCTCTTTTGAAATCACCCCAACTCTTGACTCTGGTGGTGGTGGTGGTTTCGGGAATGGCATGAGCGTGTTTGGGCCCACCATGCGTGTGCGCCGATTGACCACGCGCGAATGTGAACGGCTCCAGGGATTCCCCGACGATTACACGCTTATCCCGCACAAAGGAAAGCCCGCGTCCGATTCAGCGCGATACAAGGCAATCGGTAACTCCTGGGCTGTACCGTGCGCAAGGTGGATCGGCGAACGCATACAGATGGTTGAGGATGTTCTTAACAAATGATTAATTTCCCCGCACCGAAAACAAGTACCATCGTCCCGCGCCCGTACCAGTCGGCAGCGCTTGAAGCACTTGACGCGCACATGCGCGAAAAGGACACTAACCCTTGCGTGGTTATCCCCACGGGCGGCGGCAAATCCATCCTCATGGCATGGGCCATTCAACAGTGGAAACAGGATTACCCGCCATTCCGATGTTGCATTCTGGCGCACAGAAAAGAGCTTGTGGAACAGAACACAAAGGAACTCATGAAGCTGTGGCCGGGCGTGGATGTTGGTGTCTACGCGGCTGCGCTTAAAAAGCGTGCAGTCGACAACTCAATCATCTACGCCTCAATTGATTCAGTGTACAACAAGTGGGGCGAGTTCGCACCGTTTGACGTGATAATCGTTGACGAGGCACACAGGATACCGGCGCGCGGGGAGGGGAAATACCGTCAATTCATTAACGGGTGCAAAAAGACGAACAAGAATCTCAAGGTTATTGGATTCACAGCAACACCATTCCGAATGAACTGTGGGCCAATATGTCACAAGGACCATATTCTTAACGAGGTCTGCTATGACGTGAACGTCGTGGACCTTATCAATGACGGGTATTTGTGCAAGCTCCGGTCAAAGGTCGGTGACGTACAGGCGAACATGGCTAACGTCAAGCGCAACTCCGGCGGCGACTATATCACGAATTCACTTTCCGAAGCGGTTAATGGAGTTGTCCAGGGTGCGGTCCGGTCTGCGGTGCAAATCATAAACGCGGAGAACAGGAAAAGCATTGTGTTTTTCTGTGTTGACTTGAAACATTGCCGTGAGGTCACAGCGGAACTGCGCAAATACGGGATTCATGCACCACAAGTCACGGGTAAAACCAGTGTGCAGGAACGCACACGGATTGCCGACGCATTCAAGGCCGGCCAGTTGCGCGCGATTGCCAACGTCAACGTCTACACAGAGGGATTCAACGCCAAGCGCGTGGATTGTATTGTGCTACTGCGCCCGACGCTATCACCAGGGCTGTACATGCAAATGGTGGGCCGTGGTCTGAGGATTCATCAATCGAAAACAGATTGCCTTGTGTTGGACTTTGCACACTGTATTGAAACCCACGGCCCGATTGATTGCATTGACGCTGGGGAAGTGTCCGTGATAACATGCGGAGAATGCGGGGACGTGTTCAGCCGTGCGGTGCGCGTCTGTCCGCACTGCGGATGGGAAATCCCTAAACAGGAAATCGAGCGCCACGAGGCAGCGGAACGTGAAAAGCGTATGCACGAAACCGAAGCATCCAAGCGTAGCATCCTTTCAAGTGAGCCGGAAGTGTATAATGTAGATGCGGTAATTGTGAGCAGACATAAAAAAGAAGGGAAACCCGATAGCATCAAAGTCCAATATCGGTGCGGGTTACAAGTGTTCCGGGAGTGGGTATGCCTGGACCATGAGGGATACGCCGGAGAGAATGCGCGCAAGTGGTGGTTTAAGCGGTTCGGGAAAACCGGTCCGGCACCGTCCGTCGGGGAGGCGTTATCGGATATGTTTTTAGCGGAAAATATTAACAGAGTTACCGAGAAAATAATTGTCAAACAGAGAGGCAAATACACAGAAATATTATCCCATAAGTTAACAATTGGTCCACAAAACTACTACGAACGCGAGGCCGCGATACGATGATTGAATCCGCTTTAGAGTACGCAGAAAATGGATGGCGTGTTTTCCCTGTGGAACCAAATGGCAAGCGCCCGCTTATCAAGGACTGGCCGAACGCCGCGACCACGGACAATGAGCAGTTGAAAACATGGTGGGGCAAGTGGCCTACAGCAAATATCGGGCTTGCGTGTGGCAGCGGGTCCGGCGTGTTCGTGGTGGATGTTGATGTTTCTGACGGGAAACAGGGCGCTGAATCGTGGGCCACTATTGGCGCGTTCACCGAAACCCTAGAATCCCACACCGGGTCCGGCGGCGCGCATCTATTTTTCCTTTACCCCAAAGGTAAAGAAATAAAGAACAAACAGAACGCCATGCCTGGAATTGACGTGCGTGGGGAAGGCGGGTTTGTGGTGCTCCCTCCGTCCGTACATGCAAACGGACAGGAGTATCAATGGGAAAATGAAACCGAACCGATTGAATGCCCGGAAAGCATTTTTAACACGCTATTTAAACAGCGCGCCAAGAGCCTCCCGTGGGACAGGAAACCAAATGCGCCGGCCCCTCAACGTCCTGTAAGCACTCCGGTCATAGAGCGCGCGTCTGCATATCTCCGCAACGTTCCACCGGCTGTCCAGGGACAGGCCGGCCATTCTGCCTTACTTTGGGCGGCTCGTTGTCTTGTGGTCGGGTTTGAACTGTCTGAATCCGATGCGCTGTCACTGCTCTGGTCAGAGTATAACCCACGCTGTGCGCCACCGTGGGACCGTGGAAATCCGCAAGACGTGAAAGAATTTGAGCGCAAAGTCAAAGAGGCGCGCGAAACACCGAGCCAAAGGCCGCGCGGATGGCTGTTGCATGAAACTGGATTGCAAAATGATACCGATGCAATGGCGTCGATATTGAGCGAATCGTTTGCGGAATGTTGCCGGGCAAGGTTTTTCGAGCATGCAAAACGCACGGAAAACAAAGAGGCGTTTCCGATGCACTGTTTCCCGGAACCGGTCAAAGCATACGTTGAGACCGTTGCGGACGTGCAGGTCGTAAGCCCGGACGGGATAGCATTATCCGTGCTCGTGGCTGCGGGCGCCGCGATGGGAAACGCGTTCCGCTTGCGGCTTAAGAACGGGTTCAACGTGCCTCCTACGCTCTGGGGCGCTATTATCTCCGCGTCCGGCACAAACAAGTCCGGCCCGTTCCGTGAGATAATCAAACCGCTGCGCGCAAGCATACCTTACGAAATCCTGCAAAACAAAATGATGAATCCGCAAGGTCAGCTTCTTATCGAGGACGCCACAACAGAGGCCGTGATAGGCGTCATGGCAGGTGCGCCGCGCGGGCTGTGTCTGGCTAACGGTGAAGGTGCCGGATGGATAGGTTCATTTGACCGGTATTCACAAGGCAAAGGTAAAAAGACAAGCGTCGATGAAACGATATGGCTAAAGCTTTGGGACGGGGATCCGTACCAGAAAAACAGGAAAACAGATTCAGAGAACATCCTTATCCACAACGCAACGTGCGGCGTCCTTGTGTGCATTCAGCCTAAGAAGATGGCCGAATGTTTCGACCCCGGCCAGTTCGCTTCTGGTCTGGTCCCGCGCTTGTTGGTTGTGTATTTGCCTAAAGAGTTTCGCGGATGGTCGGAATCTGAAATGACCGGAGATAAATCATCGTGGTGGACGGATACCATAATGAAGCTGCGGTCGTATCCGTTTTTAGGGCAGGACCCGAACACGGGCGAATATATGCCGAACCAGATAGACTTGAGCGCAGAGGCAAAAGCAGTTTACGTCGATGAATTCAACAGGATAGCACGTCAGATAATGGAATCCGATGAAATGACGGATTTGTTTTTAGGCAAGCAGCAGGGGATGACTGGCCGGGTCGCGCTCGTCCTGCACGGCCTGGGAGCGGCATGCGGGATGCATGAGATGGACAGCGAACTGTCCGGGGAAACAATGGGAAACGCAATCGAGATAATGAAATACCTCGTCAATCAGCAGCTTTCAGTTTATTCACTGGCAAGCAAAGCGTTTGAATCAGATGTGATAGATACGATTATCGGATTCACAAAAGAGAATAACGGAGTTATGACCCCGCGCTTGTTGACACGAAAGAAGCGGGCGCGATGGGGAACTATCCCGGATGCGATTAGGGACTTGAAATTAGCCGCAGATGCGGGCCACGGTGAATGGAACGCGGCGACAAGCCAATTCAAATTATGTGAGAAAAAACAATAATGACAAACAGTGAATCATTGACAATCGTTTTACCGTTGCCACCCGCCGCGCTCAACCAGAACGGGAGCCATGGGAAATGGTACATGCGCGCCAATGCTCTGAAAACATGTCGCAAGCTTGCGCGGGATGCGGTTGAAGCGGAAGGGATAGAAGGAACGTGGGACCGGGTTGAAGTGAAAGCCGTTTTTTTCCACAAGCAAAAGCGAAGGCGTGACGATGTGAACCACAATGCAAAGCTTAAAGGATATTTTGACGGGATAGTTGATGCTGGCCTTGTTGTAGATGACGATTCCGAACACTGGACCACGTTGCCACCTGGGTTTGAAATCGACCGCGAACAGGGCCGGGTAGAAATAACTGTGACAAGGGTTGACATTTAAAAAAAACCGCGTATACTAAACTAACATGATTGCATAAAGCATACCAGGAGGTTAGAATTATGATAAAATCTGACAGTCAGCTTGAATCGATAGGCTTTTATACTCTTTCAGACGCCAGGGCTGCAAAAGCATCACGGACAAGCCCGCTTTCAAGATGCGAATTGATTTTAACGGACAGGTGCAATTTCAAGTGCCCATATTGTCGAGGCCTTAGACAAGATTACTCTGGAGATATGCCGGTAGAAGATGCAGTAGAAATTATAAAACTATGGTCTTCAGATTCACTTAAAAATATTAGACTGTCTGGAGGTGAACCAACACTTTACAAAGATATATTACGCGTTGTCTCAATATGTAAGGATGAAGGAATAGAGAGAATAGCAATGTCAACAAACGGGTCAGCCGAAACTGATTTTTATCTTAATCTTGTGTCAAAAGGGATAAATGATTTTTCAATATCATTAGATGCTTGTTGCCACTCACAGGCAAAAACAATGTCTGGAGGAATTGATGTTCTTGATAGGATTTCATCAAACATAAAAGTGCTGTCAAGTATTGTATATGTTTCTGTTGGCGTTGTTATAACAGAAGATAACTCGAAAGACGTATGCGAAATAATAAGCTATGCGAATTCACTTGGTGTTTCAGATATAAGAATAATCTCGTCTGCGCAGAACAATGAGATGCTGGTCAATGCGGTTAAAATTGAAGGGCGCGTTTTAGAATCAAATCCAATATTGAAATACAGAATAAACAACATAAAACAAGGTAGAAACGTAAGGGGGATCGCGAATGGTGATAGCAACAGGTGCGGACTCGTTATGGACGATATGGCCGTGTGCGGAAAATGGCATTTCCCGTGCATAATATATATGAGAGAGGGCGGAAACCAAATAGGCGTTGTTTCAGACAAAATGAGGGATGAAAGATATGAATGGTATTTGTCTCACGATACACACACAGACAAAATTTGCAAGAAAAACTGTCTTGACGTTTGCATAGATTATAATAACAAGTTTGCAGCAACAAACCCAAATAGGCACATATAAAATACGGAGGTTAAGCGATGAACGAGTATCGAGAATTAGTACCAACAAAGAAAACGCACGTTCTTGTGTTGCGCAAGGTGAGTTCAAACATGACCTCGTATGGAGGGTTCAAGTGGCCGTCAAGCGGTCCAGTCGAAGCGCTGGATTGGGACAACAAGCCAAAATGCGGCGGCGGCTTGCACGGTCTGCCCTGGGGGGAAGGGTCTGTAGGACTGTTGGATGGTGACATTTGGATGTGTTGCCTCGTAAATACGGATGATGGGTATATCTATGGAGATGGAGATCTCACAGACAAGTGCAAATTCAAACGCGCCGAAGATGTGTCAATCGGGAGCAAAGAAGAAGTTATCGCAAATATCGTAAAATATGCACCAAAAGGCGCTCGGGTCAATTTTGCCACGCAGACAGCCGTGGACAGGTCCACGCAGACAGCCGGGAACATGTCCACGCAGACAGCCTGGGACAGGTCCACGCAGACAGCCGGTGACTGGTCCACGCAGACAGCCTGGTACAGGTCCACGCAGACAGCCGGGGACAGGTCCACGCAGACAGCCGGGAACATGTCCACGCAGACAGCCGGGAACATGTCCACGCAGACAGCCGGGAACATGTCCACGCAGACAGCCGGGGATGGAACTGTGCAAATAACAAGATGGTACGAAAACGGAAAATTAAAAACAGCATGCCGGATCGTTACGAAAGAACAGGCAGGCAAGACGTTCTTCGTAAAAGACGGAGTTTGGACGGAGGTTAAAAGTTGAAAACCAATAACTACGGCGAACTGCTACGCGCGATCCGCGAGTTGCGCGGGTTATCACAGGCCACGGTTGCCGAACGGCTCGGGGTGTCAGACGTGTACATATCGTTAATCGAGCGCGGGATGCGTGTTCCTGGAATCGATTTGCAAACGAAAATAAAAAAAGAGTACGGCGTCCGGGCCACGTGCCCGCGCTGCGGGAAGGAAGTGTGAGTTATGAGCGGTGGATCATTGGACTATCTTTACGTGAAAGTTTCAGACGCGGCAAGTGAGATTGAATTTGAAAGCGGATTCTGTTCGTGTGATTCAACTCCTTCACACAGACGCGCGTTCGCGAAACATCTTTTTCTTGTGGCAAAGGCTCTCAGATCAATTGAGTGGAACATGTCATGCGATGGAGACGGAGATGAACGAGCGAATATCGAGGCTTGCATAAACAAGTCTGCGGTAATCGAGGCAGCAATAGATCGCGCAGAGGTCGCGAAATCAGAACTTGAAAAGGTTATCGCGGCAATAAAGAAAGCCGATACGATTGATTAATGGAGTCAAGCCAATGATTGACCAGGACGAAGAAGTTGAAATATGTAATGGCTGCGGAATCGAGTTCCGGTATAACCGCAGATACAACCTTCGCAAAAGCAACGGGTACTGTTGCCAATGCAACGACGACATGCAGGACGTGGCCGATGATATGAAAATCCAGGAGCGAAAGGACGGGGAACGATGAATCCGATAGCGAAAGCGATTGAGGAAATTGAGGCGGCGATACCGAGTGTTGACCAATGCGGGCGCGATGTGGCCGCGAACGAGTATATGTGCGGAATGATTCACGCGCTCGACATTCTGCGCCGCAACCTAACCGGCACGGCCATGGTGGATGTGAACAGCCACGAGGAACAAGAGTTTTCATGCCATACATGTTCTATGAGAAGCGACAATGATGATGTCTGTATGTCATACGTTTCAAATGACGTTGAAGACGTACATATTATATCGTATTTTCTATCTCACACGCGTCCGGATTGGTGCCCGGCGTATGTTGTGAAAGGGGAATTAGCGATGAAATTCATAAAGAAGCCAGTTGAAGTCGAAGCTATGCAATGGACTGGTGATAATCAAGATGCTATCGAGATGTGGTCTAAAAATAAAGTTCGGTATATCGGTGGGGATCTCCTGGAGATAGTCACCTTGGAAGGAAACATGATTGCATCTCCAGGAGACTGGATTATCCGTGGTGTCAATGGAGAATTCTATACATGCAAGCCAGATATATTCCAAAAGTCATACGAGAAGAAATTATGAAATATAAAAAAGTGGTCGATAGTCCGTATGACTCGTTTGCGATGTGCCCGCTGTGTCACCAGTTGCGCGGAGATGGCCGGCCACTGCACGCGCCGGACTGCATCATAAATAGGATGGGGGATTGACATCATGGGGAATAAATATTCTCATGTGTATTTCAAGTGCCCCGCATGCAACGGGATACGCAAAAAGAAAATAGGTAATCCGAAAGATAAGAAATACAAGTGTCTGCGATGCGGCACGGTTTCGCACATGGGGAAAATTATCAAGGAGGGGAAATAATCATGAAAGCAATATTTTCAGCATTTGGCGGCAAGCTTGAAAGCGACATAGTGGATTTACCAGAAGAAACACCTTATATATTCACAATGTTACTTGATATGAGTTATGTACCACGTGAAGTATTTTACGACAACCCATCACCAGTAGGGCCAAGAATAAAGAGAGGAACATTTGAGTTTAGGGGAGATTATGCTATGACTCCAAATAATCAAGGAATGGCAAAAGTGTATGTGTTGGTAGATGTATCTTGAAAGGAGGCCACGCAATGAAGAATGAAAAAGGACAGCACGGGGAGCCGTGGCGATCAGTTATGTCTTGTGAGGCCGACAATGACTACATTGTAATTTATGACATACTTGATTGCAATTTTAATGAGATCCTATCAACCAACAGATATGACGCAGAAAAAGACGATTACAAAGTATCTAAGCGCATGGATCGCGCCGCCGAATGTGTCAACGCCCTGGACGGGATGAACCCCGCAGACGTGGCGAAAATGAAAGATTACATCAAGGATCTTGAATCGGCCATAAAATCTCAGTGCTATTATAAAAAGCACTGTCCATTTTGCAACGGCGAATACGCAGGAGATGGCAAATTTGACCATGATGAAATTTGCATCATGCGCAGAATACGGGAGGCCACACAGTGAAACAATTACAAGCCAAGATAACTCCACATGGAATTATTGAAATTCACGAAATGAAATTTGGTGGTGGACATCCAATAGCATCGTTTGCTCCAATGCAAATCATACAGAACGCAAAACTTGCAAAGTTGAACAGTCCTTATCATTGGGCCATTTCGCAGTTAAAAATAATGGCTGAAATGGTAGATGACCGCATCGAAAGCGGAGGATCGATTGAATTTGTTGCAAAGGAAACAAGGCGCATTATAGACGGAATGCAGGAGGCCACGCAATGAAGCATGAAAAGGGACAGCACGGGGAACCATGGGTTATGTACAGCAATCATATCTGTTCAGACAATAACGAATTATTAATGACGCCAAATGTTTATTCTGAAAGGGTAATTTCCTGTGTCAACGCCCTGGACGGGATGGACCCCGCAGACGTGGCGAAAATGAAAGCCGTGGTGGACGCTGCAAGGGTATCGGTTAGAAATCAGATTAGAAGGAAACAACGTGGATATGGCGGGCATCAGTGCGATGAAAAATGTATGTGTGATGTTTGCAGAATAAAACGCGCGCTCGACGCGCTCGACGGGGAGGGGTGACCATGAAACCACATGATCATGATTACATCGAGGCACAGGAATACAACGAGGCTGCATTACTTGGATGTGTTATCGCTGTTATTGTTGTAGCAATAACAATAGTTGGCACCATTGGTTCATGGTACTACTTCTATTCAAAGGTTGGCTGAATATGCGTACACGCATTTATGCAATAAGCAAACGGATTAGATACGCATTGCGAGGACAGTGGCCCAAGATTACAATACAGGGACCAATGATGGTAAGGGTTAAATCTAAGCGCAGATGCCGCCAGTACAAACCAGAGTACATTACCGGGGAACCGGACAGGACTGAATACTACAAGATCACTTCATAAGTCCGCGTTTCTGCGCATCGGTTCGGCTGATACGAGTTGCCTTTAGTGCGGCTGATTCGCCTTCATTATTGCGTATATCCTTAAACCGGTTAATCTCACGCTGAAATCTAATAATCGCCTGTACGGCGAATATAGCAATGGTTGTTACAGCAGTAACAACAGTCATTACGATACTCTGCCACATGAGTATTTTCTGTTCCATCAGTCAAACACCTCCATCACAATCATCTTTAAACGGGCCATGGCCTGCTCTGCGTACTTTTCTGCCACGTCCTTGGCCAGTTCCTGGTTGACAAGCTCAATGCTATTTAGAAATTCAATCATTCCAGAAACAAGCGCATTCCGGAATTCATCTTCTTTGGCTTTCAGAATAGCCATGATTCCCTTTTCAACAAAGTCTGCACCCGCTCCTATGAATTCCATAATCACGGGATCGAATTTAAATTCAGACAATTCGGGAACATCTTTGCCACGCGCCTTTTTAACTAACCTTTCAAGATTCCTTAATATGCTCATGCTTTGTTCTCCTTTTCATTTTTTTGTTTTCGACATTCGGGGCATGTGTGAGTTACCACGCCTCCGGTGACGGTTGTTTCCCATCCGTCATATTTCAGTCCTTCAAGGAATTCGTCAGATGTGCCGCGTTCAAAAACCCGAACAGTCCCACATCCGCAATCGCATTTCACTGCATACCTCGCATCCTTTGGAGCATCCTTACCTGTTAAAATAGACATCCTGTTTTCCTCCTTATGTTCTGTTTAACAACTCTGTGATAAGTGCAGCGGTTAATGATAGAGATGCTATAAGCAACACGCCTACGAGCCACGAATAACGAGCATTTAAAGCCTTGTGCGTTGCGTCACAATGCGCTCTGGTAATAGCGTCTGATGCACATTTTTCCTGTACGCGCAAGCGGAATTCATGATCGGCCATCACTTCAGTTCCGCGTTTCAATTCGCTGTGTATGGCCTTTACATTCCCTGCGATTTCAAGTAACAGGTCGTGATCATTCATGGCTTGTACTGGCCCCCTGGAATTTAGTGTTTTTTGAAATGATCAATTTATTCAATCCATCCTCTAAGCACACACGTTGCCGGCCCGCTTCCAGCAGTTGCCGCTAATCCAGACATGCGAATATCCGTCTTTGCTGGCAATGACGTCGGAATATCAAGGTTAACAGTAACGGCAGCGTTTGAAACCAACACTTCCGTATATGGGTAGAACAAATCACGCGTGTTATGTTTTTTTCCTGGTTCAATATTAGCTCTCGTATATATCCGTGCCGTCTGGATCTTTGCGTCATTCGGAGTGGCCCACGATACAAATACGGAAGTTACATACAGCGTCTTTCCGGCAGGCACTGTATAAATAATACTCCTTGCGCGCGTAAATCCAGCAAGGATATACCCGTATGTTGTCCCTGCGCCATCTGCGCGTAATGTAAGATTACCAACCGCCTTAAGTCCAGATCCAACAGCGATAACTCGGAATGAGTTTAAGCGGAAAAAATTTGTGTTCACTGTGTCAACCGCTGTTAATCCGCTAAGCACTATAATCTCGCAATGTTCAGCATAGTCATCGTCAAGGTAACACGCAAAAACTGCCTGCGCTCCAGTCGTAGCAGACTTGTCAATTATGTTATATGTCCTTCCGCTACCAGTCCCGTCTTCACTGAACTCACCGGCAACAGCCAATTCAGTTGCGCTCGTTATTGCAGTCACATATCCGAACTCTGGAGTTGTACCGCTTGAATCAAGAATGATTAAATCTCCAACAGCAACTGGTGTACCAGCAGTGAAATCCTTACCAGTGTCAATAAGTGAAGTTGTTGAACCGCCTGTAGATGTTCCAGAAAATATCGATGTGCCAGCATCATTCGCGCTGCTGCTGACAACTTCCCATTTTCCCTCTGCTGATGGGAACGTGTATACGCCAGCAGCAGACCATATATCAGATTCTGTTGTGTTCACAGTTGGGCTATAGCCTATCTTAGTGAATGGTGTATGGCCAGATACGTTCCCTTCCGCTATGTCCTGCAAGTATGTCATGGAGCTTACTCTGATTTTACCGTCTACAGATTTATTTGATTCCCATGCTGTACCAGTCCATCCCTTTAGTTGCGCGTCAACAGCACCGTCAACCGTAAGTGAGTTGCCACCGTCCTGCACATTTACCGCCGCAGCACCAGCACCGTTATTTATTGTGACATCACCAATATCAGTACCAGTAACAAGCTTTGCGTTTATCGCCGCAAGCGTTGTCTGCGTTGCAAAGTCTTTACCTGCAATAGTTGTTAGACTTGCATTCCCGCTTGTTTGTAATGCCGCAGTCGCAGCACCTGTTGGCAATGCGCTGCTCTGAACATCAACATCAATGTTATTTGTCTGCGTCCCGCTGCAAGGGTCTGATACGTCTACCGTTCCAGTTACTGGAGTTGTACCGCCTGATCCTGTTCCAACGCCATACACATATAGCGGATTAGTAGATGTGCCAACATCTACGCCATCGTTATCTTTAAGCTGAACCCATGTTATTTTTTTGACCATTAAATTATATGGTCTTTCAGCGCCACCGCTGTTCTTAAGAATCGCCATTATCGTTTACCCCCGCGCCGTGACAATTCCTTGTTTATTTCCCGGAGTGATTCCATGTCAGCTTCATACATTTCACGCGCTTCTTTTTCAGTCTTGGTTTGCAAGGCGTTTAAATATTTATATTTCATATCCTTCTTGATATTTTCCATTTCCTTTTTCAGTTCATACATGGAATAGATTTTGTACTTTTCAACGTTTGCATGAGACAAGTCAATTCCGGCATAAGTTTTAAGCCGAGCCTCTTTAATGCTTCTCTGTGTCCCCGTTACCGGGTCTATCCTGCCCTGTTTCGCACGTTCAATGCGAGTGGCACCATATCCACCTGGGCCAGTCTCTACGCTGCCTATGGACTCTGGCATAAGCGATGGCATTAAAAGCCTGTATATATATTCCTTAAACGCCTTCCGATTGCGCGGGGAACCATTTATCCCGCCCTTGTCCGGCATGATGTCTTGATTCCTAAAGTCTCTATTGTATCCGATGTCTGCCGCGGCCCTTATCAATGGTGCGTTAATAGGACTGAACGGATTACTGCTTGAAGTTGCGGCTTGAACCATTCCAACGCCCCTGTAATAGTCGCTGAACACCATAGACATGTTATCAACGTATGGCAAGATATTTGTCCAGTCCCACCATGTGATAGAGTTCGGATCGCCTTGTTCGCCGCCAACAGGTACGGATGCTTTTACATAATCACCAACCCACGGGAAATCTACGCGAACCCAATCCGGCAAGGCTTCGTATGATTCTTTTAGCGTTTCCTTTCCATACTTTTTACCTGCCGCGTATTGGATCCCTGCACCCATGGCCAACGGGAATAATGCGCGGTGCGGATTCCTTGCAAGCTGTTTAGCAAACATGGGACCAAACTTTGCATAAAACTTAGCGAATGGAGATCCGAAAAATGGAGTTTTTGTAAACGCGTTAAGCAGTGGTGATGCATCGGAATAATCAAAAAGGAATTCCTGTGCCTTTTTAACTGCGGCTTGCGCAGCAGTATAATCACCATTCTCCATCATGGCTTTTACAGCAGACCAACCGCCGGCCTTTTCAATCTCACTGTTAATAATAAGCGCCTTGAACAGTGCTTCTTCACCACCATACACGCGCGCGGGAATGTCTATAGTTGCCTTTGCACCTTTCAATAAGCTTTTACCAACACCCTCGTCAAGTGTTGTTTTTAACATTGCAGACCAACCGCTGCCGCCCTTCATGGTTTTTTCAGCAGCAATAACGCGTTCCATTTTCGTTATGTATGATTTGACATCTGAACCGAATCCGGATTCAAATACACCAGTATCCTGCATGAGTTTGAACAGGTCTGAATCCTTGTCCAACATTTGATTTATGGTGTTTCCCCAAAGTTTGAAATCAAGTGGATTTACATCCGCAAGGGTCCATGTTGAAATAGCATTCCACATTATATTCCGTGCGTGTGTTGAAGGGTTCCAAACTGTTTTGCTTGTCTTCCATGTCCTGTATAAAGTCCATTTTGAAATGAGATCAAGCATGCGCTCGCCCATGTCCGGCGCTCCAATTGTAGCGTCTATATCCATCTTCACGGAACGCTTAACATACATATTACGCATTGGACCATACATTGATTGATCTGGAATTTTAACATATGAAGAATCATCAGCAAGTTTTGCATTCGCTTCCCTTAATGCTGTCAGACCATCAACATGCCTTTGCTGTGCGGCAATCTTTTCCGGCGCAGAATTAGCGGCTTTCATCTTTCCAAGTGTTCTACTCTCTTCTAAAAGATGTGAATCTGACAAGAAAAGCTTTGATGTTTGTGGGCTTAGTTCAACCCTTGGGAAAAGGTCATTCCATACCGTGGCAAGTTTGTTTATATCACCATCATTAAACATGGCATTCATATGCCGTGCCGTAATTAGGTCATAGCTGAATTCTGAAAGGCCGCGTATCCCGGCCTCCATACTTTTAATTAAATGCTCTTCTTTCCACTCTGGTGTCATGTACTTGCCTTTTTCCCAAAACTTTTTATTCTGGGAAATTCCACGCTTAAGCAATTCTGACTGTTTTTCTGAAAGCGGAGATATGTTTTCCTTTAATACTTTACGTTCAACCTCTGCAACAAACTTCCTTGCCTCCTGGAATATGTAATTACCTTTGACCCCACGTTTGTGTTCCTGGATAACTCTAACTGCGTCTTCCTGTGAAACTCCGCGAGACATCATATATTCTGCGATAGCATCACGCTTTGTTGCATCGGATAATACTTTCTCTCCGCTTGACAATTCCCTAATCATTTGTTCTTTAAGTTCAGTGTTGAATCCCTGTCTAAAAACACTATTCAATTCATAATGTGCTTTAATGTTTAGTGCTTCAGCATCTGACAGTTCTGGCAATCTTTGATTCTGCCAATCAAAGCCCATGCGCAAATCATCTTTGCCGCCACGCATACGTTTGAATAATGATTTGTTTTCATATTGGTCATAGTAGTATCTGATATAATTGTCGCGTATCTGGTTTGGATTTAACAATAAGTCTTTTAGTGCATCATCAGTCATCTTATCACGAATCATAACGAAATCATCGTGCAGGGTTTTTTCTTTAACAGTAAGCGTAGCTATGTCACGCTTGCCGTCTACAGCTTCGAATACGCGCATTGACATTTCATCATTTTCAATTTGACGATACAAAGGATCTGCCACATTTTCCATGAAATGTCTGAATCCAATGTTGCGGGCCATTCGTGTTCGCGCAACAATCTGGTTTGAATAAGCTGATGGAGCAACAGTCGTTCTGAAAAATTTTCCAAGCATTGTATCCTGGTCTACATTGTTAATAACCAGTCTGCGCGTTCGTGCTTCGGCTGCGCTAATCAATCCGTTTGAAACTCCCCAATCAAGCTTCGCATCTACTTTGGAAAGACCTTTAAGCCATACCTTTGATGCTAACTTAAATGGGAACTCGTAACCATACTTTGCTCCCTCCCACACATATTTAATTGCATTGGGGCTAATGTCTGGACCACCACGGAATAAAACGTCACCGGAACCCATCTTGATGTCTGGTGTTGCCGTGCCTTTTGCCTTTGGCGCTTCTTTAGATATGTCCTCCGCAATCTCCGCTTCTACTGACTTTCTCGTGGACGGTGCAATATCCATGCGGCCTTCAAGGTTGAAAACGTCTTCAACAACTCCACCAGACCGGCCAGTCCCTTTTGACATCATTTCATCCGGGAAGTTTTTGTAAGCCCATTCAAGTGCTTCGTCCGCATCACGTAATCCCTGCTGTGTTCCCTGTGCGGCTACAGCTTCTTTTGTTAGAATAGTTTCAGCTTCACCACCGGAACGCGCCACGACTGCTTGTGCTGCACGTGATTCAGCCTCTGGCGTATTTTCAACAACCTTAGGTGCATTGCCCATTATATCGTCATACGCTTTTGCTATGCCGTCTTTACCTGTAGATTTGATGGTTCCTAAAGCCAATTCCTTTTGTGCAGGAGTAAGCGCTCTTTCTATTCGCTGCATCCGTTTAATTGTGTTTAAGTCAGCACCGGCATTGATTGCTTTAGCTGAATTCCCGAATTTATCAAATGCATTAATTATCTTGAACATATCATCTGCTTTGGCAGCACCCTTGATTGTTGCGGCGCCTGGAACAATCGGCGACACAAGCGCCATGACGAAACCCATTGCCGCCATCCTGTTATTGCCGATGTCAAGACCAACATTTAACGATGTTGGAATGCTATCATATTCTCTTGTTGTGTCGAATGCCGTTTCCCACAATGAGGGAATCGTAGCGTTTGATTCTTCACCAGAAAGCTTTTCGATTACATTCCTTACCGTTCGGATTTGCCCTGGACGGCCCTTACCCATCAGAATATTCGGGACAAGTCCGACAACGGGGATTTCTTCAACAACCTTTTGACCTAAATCAAATGCTTTTGTGACAATCTTTATTGCCTGTTCTCCCATTGGGACAATGGAATCCTCATATTGCTGTCTCTGTGATTCACGCTCAATATTGGCTGTCCTGTCACCGGCAAATTCCCCACTACCATCACCAAGTATTTGATTGCCACGCGGCTGGCCAACTGCCCTCTGAGCGCCGATAGCAGCTTTGTCTTGTCTTAGTTCATCGAAACCTTTAGACTGGTCCTGCATTGGCTGTATGAGATTGTTCAGCACATTCGGATCAAGCAACTCCTGGAAATCATTAAAGTCGTCTTGCGTTATGTGGTCTGGGAACACGCGCAACACGCGGTCATATTTGTCGCGGACCAACGCGGCTTTTTCATCCAATCCTTTATACATCGCGGACTTGGTTATATTTTCTTTAAACCAGTTTGTGTCTTCATCGGTTATTTTTTTCGGGTCAATCTTGATAACCCGGCCCTGCTTGTCTTCAACCATGAATTCAGTTTGGCGCATAATTGTTTTTGGAATGTCGAATGCGTCAAAGAATGAAACACCGCCCTGTTTTGGCTGTGTCACTTCTGGCACTGGTTTAAGATTGACGCCCTTTGACTTTGCATTTGAAACATAGGCGTCATGGACAAGTGTTGTCGGCTTGTTTGCGTTAATCTGGCTCTGAACTTTTGACGCTACATCAAATGGGTTTTTTGCCATTGGTTACTTTTTCCTTGCGGGACCTACAACAGTCCAACTCGTCCCGCCCTCTTTTGGCTTGGTCCCGGTTTTCCCGGGCGTGGCAATCTTACCTGTGCTTTTATTAGATGGTGCTGCACCAGAAGCTGGCTTGTTAGCAGATTTAGTAGAAGCTTTTACCCCCTTACTCCTTGCTTGGTTTGGAACGTAAATGTTGGGTGGAGTCCATGAACCAAGTGCGGATTCAGTAGTGGTAGGATATCCGCTAATTTCAGGATTATTCATATCGCCGATTTGAGGTATAGGAACGCCAAAGAATGAATTTCCATTAAACGCGTCAATTGATTCTTGCGTGATAGGGGCCAACTGGTATTTTTGAAGAAGAGCGTTCATTTCATCCAAAGCATCATTAGCACCCTGCGGATTCTGCATCATTGAGAATGGGTCAGTTTGGAACTTCTGTATGGTGCTGTTAAGCCTCTTGAAAATCACCATATCAGCATCAGACATCTGTGAATCTGAAAGCTCCTTCTGCTTAATTTGCACTTCCAATCCAAGTTTCATAAGTTGAAGCGCGTCTTTTTCCTCTTGGGTTTTGGCTTCTGCTATCGACTGGTTTAGACGTGCGAATCCCAACTGTAAATTACCGCGCTGAATTTCAAGCACTGCCTGCCTGTTGGCTTCCGTGTTAGCTACTTGCTGTTGCCTTAATTCAAAATCTCTTTTATCGCTTGCAGCGGTTCTTTCTTCACGCATTGCAGGAATTGATTTCCTTTGTGTTGATTCACCAAATGGTCTGCGCTGTTCATCATTAAAATCTTTCATTCCGAATCGTTTTGCAGCATCACTAAACCATCCACCAGTTGAGTTATGGTAATATGTTGTTACTGCATTATTGGCTTCCTCAAAAGTTACTGGTGTGTCTCGCATCATATTACCGATTGCTGTTAATCGCTTTTCATTCATCTTGTCAAATCTGTCTTTTTCTTCCTGGATTCCTTTCTTTTCAGAATCGACAAAATCCTTAATGCCAGTTGATAATTTATCTTTTCTCTCTTGCCTGTATTTATCCTTTTGCATCCCAAGCTGTTGCTGTTGAATATCAATCTGCTGCGTTCTGAACTGATTATCAAGAGCCTGCTGACGCGCTGCCGCTGCGGCTGCTTGTTCGGCCAGTGTTCGCTGACGTTTCATTTCACGGCCCTGCATATTGCCACGGAGATAAGCATCGATTCCTGCCGCAAAAGGGGTTAGATTAGACATGATGTTCTCCTGTTAGAAATTCTGGTTACTCAAGTAAAGACTGTTCCTAATCTTGTTGTTGTTTGTTGCGTATGGATCATATTTATACTTTTGCTGCGGGTTCAATGAACTGCTCGTCATGCTCCCAAGATTTGGCGGCTGATTAAGCGATGTTGTAGCCATAGGTCTACTGCTCCACGTTGACGGATTGAATGGTGAATAATTAGCAGATGGCTGCGTTGTCATTGTCTGCGGAGTCATCCCACGTCCAACATCTGCAACGTCATCGGCTGTTCCACCTCCGCCGTCACCCTGCATTCCAATGTATGTTCCTACAGCATTACTAAGACTGCCCCATTGGTTCTGTATCGCGTTAGCTTGGTTCTGTGCCGCCGCACCCTGCGCGCCGTATGTTCCCGCTGCCTGGAAAGGCAAGTTTTGAATCTGGCCGGCCATGTTTGATAGATTGCCTGCCGCGTTGCGCTTCAAATCCTCGTTAGCAAAAAACAGATCACGGCCGGCACTCTGCATTCCAAGTGTGCGCTGTTCTCCTAATCTGTCCATGGCCCGCATATATGTTCCACTTGACGGGTCTGCCGCAAATCCAGACTGCCCGATCCTGTTGTTTAAGTCATTCACACTTGCATTGTATGCATGGTCAACAGCTTCACGTAGAGAGCTATTCTGTAACGCCTGTTCCTGTGTTCCATATCCTTGAGTTGCGTCCGAATACTGACGGGCAATAGCAAGTTCCCATGGTGACATTCCTGATTCCGGTGCAGCACCATTGAAATTATAGAATTGATTGTATGGGTCCATTCCCTGCTGTGCTAATTGACCCTGCGCCCGCATAGCATCGTTAGCTTGATTCTGCGCGTTCTTACTTTCCTTCTTACCTAAGTATGAAGTCCCAAGAGCAATAAGCCCGCCAACTGGTCCGCCCATTTTAGTTCACTTCCTTTTCAACCGTTATTTCACCGTTAATGATTTTCTTTAAGAACAGATATGTTTTCAAAGAATCCTCACCTTTTATGCTTCCTGGTTCAACATTGTTTTTGGACCACCAGAACCCGCATGTCCTGCGAGTCATTTTAACAATAGGACATTCACGACATGAAAGATATTTAACATTGTTTAAAACAGTTTCCTTTTTATACTTTGGACATAGGCCACAGCGTTCATCCTTTGTCGCCATCTTTATTTCAGCCGCATCCTTGTTAAATAAAAAGGTTCGGTAGATATCCTGCCAGTCCTCAAGCTCTTTTTGCAGTTCACTTGTCATACTGCCTCTACTACCATTGATACATTGCTAATAGTTCCTGCTGACCCAACATTCCACGCTGCCCCTGCGTAAAGAATAACGATTGCTGTTTTAGAGAATGGAGTCGTCAATCCGCTTGTGGTTGTCGCGTCAATCCACATTGTTCTTTCTTGTGTAAGTCCCCCACCATTTATACATGATGATACAACTTCAAATCGAGCATCTCGCGAACCAGAAGAAGAAAGATCCTCTGCTGCTGCTGCGCCTACCTTCATGCGCAATGGTAGAAGTCCATCATATGCGCCAACACCTGGACCGTCAAACTGCATTGACAGTGTGACCTTTAATCCATTTGTTGCTGTGTTTGCCGGAACCGTAACCGAACACGCTGTCCATGAAGCACCGCTTGAAGATGCCGCGCTCGTAGAATCAAAATCATATCCTACAAGTTTTGACGCTCCAAGTGTGTTTGAAATTCCAGTACCAACAGCCGTTTCAAGTGTTGAAATATCAGATGTGTTTGTTGCGATATCAGCAGTGTTCGTTGCAATGTCTGCAACATTCGTAGCAATATCAGCCGTGTTGGTTGCGATGTTGGCGTCAGAGATAACCGATGCCGCCGCGATCTTGGCCAATTCAGCATCTAATGCACTGGCATTGTTGTTTGTCGCCGTAGATGAAAATGTTGCGCCCTTAGTGTAAGACATTTCTTTACTCCTTAAGTTGTCTCTACCGAGTAGTCTATTGTTGCTCCTTCAAATACGCAATCACCAGTCATTGTATTCGTAATAAAGTCGCATCCTATATGCGCTCCAACAACTCCCTGGGCAATCATCTGGCGCTCAATCCTGTCAGTAGTTGTTGAAGACCATCCACCGTCCCATCCACCGTCCCAAATCAACTCAACTGCATGCGTAAGGGTATGTGTCGATGTGAACCCGGTTCGTGTGCGAGGGGTTATTGTAACGGTGTCAGAAGCAACGCTCATGGTTGCCTCTGCCGCAAGGTTCCATGCTTTCTTGAATAAATACGGCAATCCCGCATCATCGAGTCTGCTTTGAAGTTCAGCTACAAATCCTGCCGAATCATCAGTTGAACCTGTTTCCTCTGTGCGGATAAATCCGTATGCATCACCAGAGTACCAATTGTTGTTATCGTTTTCATTGTTTGCCACACACATTGCGCTGATCATCTTTTGCGACATGTACGGAGTCCAGGATTCAAATGCAACATGATATTCAAGCACCAGGTCATTATTGACGCTGTTCTGGTTTGACGGGACAGAGAAATAAATCTTACCGTTCCCACGGTCAACAGCAATGGCATTGGCCATGGTTGATTCAGTAACATTGTCGAACAGGCTATCTATGTCCAGAGAAATGCGAATCGGATTAAAATCATTCCCCATTTTGTAGATATATCCAAACCGACCAACAAAATATAAAAACCCATTGGACACAATCATTGAGCGTGGGGCGATAACGCCATTGTCTTCTATCTGGCGAACCTTTACCCAATTGAGTGAGTCTTCATTTTCGCATCCCCAAAACACCCATATAACATTTGACTTTGCAACAACCAGTGCATCTCCGAATGAGGCCATTCCTGTACATACGCCGCCATAGCCCTTATCAATATCTTCATAGTATGTATCCGGGAAGGCCCATGGCTTATTCAAAATTGACCATGCAACCCTTGAAGTATTCGCTGACTGGTGCGATGTAAAAAGCCTGTTCTTATGAAGGCACACATATTTTGATCCAACAGGTGCAACGTTATCTGCTGCGCTGAATGAAGCATTGTCCTGTAAATCTGCATCAGCAGTACTATCAGCATACGAGCTTGTGGCATTTGTTACAGTTGTAAGAAGGTAATAATCAGTCCCGCCATCAGTTGTCCTGTAAATGCGAATGCTCGTTACCTGTGCATCTGTGCTTGCTGTGTAACCAACAGCCACGCTTGCTTTACTTGTAAATACGCCTGTTGAAGCAACGGCTTCTTTAGCGTCTGATTCATGCAGTGTTGTTGAATTGTAATATGTATATTTGTAAGTGTATCCAACGCTTGCTGAGAACGATCCTGCTACTCCAGAAACCGTTATTGTAGGCGCAACAGTTGGCCCGACTATTCCCCAATTTGTTACGGAGGTCATATCATACTTAACCATATTTGTTCCATCAGCAATAAAGCAAAGCCTTTGGAAACTTTCAAATGAAAGCGGATTGCCAGTCAATCCAGTTTTAAGCGTAGTAAGAGATGAACCATTAACCTTTTTTAGATTAGTGGTTTCCCCGGCAAGTACTTGCGTTGTCGTATCTCTTGAAAATTTGTATAGGCTGTGAATCTTGTTTGTTGCAGACGTGTTAATCTTTAATCTACCGCCACGCTTTTGTAGCTTGGCGATATTGTTCATGGTTAGATTGCTGCCGCCACGGAATTGATTTTCCGGTAGCGCAGTAGGAAGCGCCCTATAATTAACGCCTCCGCTGAAATTCCTAAAATGTAAGAACTGGCTTTTTCCGCGCATTGTCAGTACCTGTATTGAAGGTATACATCTGTTGCATGATCGAACTCAGCCGGCCCTCTATCTTCAACTTCAGCCTTTGCCTGTTCGAAAAGTGAACTCATATCATTTAGATACGATCTCGATTCATCAAACAGACGCCGCTTTTTCTTACCCCATGAAACGGCACCGTATATCAACGCCCACTGATAATCAAGAGGGATAATTGGCGACGTAGCCGTTGGAGTTTCATAAAGCAATGTAGGCAATGCTACATAATATGCCTGCAAAAGATTCCCGGCTGCGCTCGGATACGGATACGTTTCGAGAACATAACCGCTTTTCGCATACGAACCGAATGCGGTCTTCGTTATCAACGTTGCATCATCCATATTGTCAGCGTATGAACTTGTTGCATTGGCCACGGTTGTTACGAGATAATACGAACTACCTGCATCGGCTGTTCTATAAATCCGTATGTAGTCAACATTGGGATCTCCGCTTTCAACATATGCAACAGCAACGCTTAACTTATTCGTAAAAATCCCGCTTGATACTCCGTTTGGAGCGCCGGATTCCTGCGTCGTTTGGCTATTGTAATATGTGTATTTGTACTTGTACCCAGATACCGCAGAGAATGTTCCACCAGTCCCAGAAACGGTTAAGGTAGGCGCGCTTGTTGGGTTATCCAATCCGTGCAAGTCTGAATCGGAATACCTTATGTTGTAATACAATGGTGTCCCTGGCGTGTTTATCCCGGAAAACCAACCCTCATTAGATGCCTGTACCTTATCCATTTCATGAAGCATTCGCAGAGTTGTTCCGTCAAGCCAGAAAACACCACTCTTTGAATCGAGCTTCATAAAATCACTTGGTAAATTATGAATTGGACTATTCGCCACAGATGCAGATGCATTTACATAAGTTGAACCAACAAGGTAATTTGTCATCTTTACAGTCCAACTCGTATATCTGCAAAATGACATATAAGCTTGATTCAGCCATGCTAAAATGCGCGCATCAACAAAGTACGGAGTTGTGGCCGCACTTGACGCTGGTTCGTCCAATAGCTCTCGAACTTCTGCAATCAGTTCGGTGGCATTCATGGTATTGCCCCCTTATGATTACACAGCGTTTCCGTAGCCCATCGCCAGAATAGTGAATATTGATGCTGTCTTGGTCGTACCACCGTAACCGTAAAGCCTAACAGTGCATCCCGTAGTCGTAGTTGCGATCTCATGCCGAACGGCAGAAGCGTGTGCGACAGACACAGCCGGTGCAACTTTGAACGCCTGGGGCCACACGAATGTATACAGGCTCGTATCAGAAAGAGTGCAGCTTCCAGTGCCTGTAGTGCCGTTTGTAAGTCCGAATCCACCAGAGACAGTCCCGTTTGCAGCCACGTTGCCAAGACAAATCTGAAGTTCCCTTTTCGCTTTATTCATTGCCATCTTGTTTCGCCTCCATATCAAAGTCTTTGCCATGCAAAGCTTTTGCGATGCCTTGGACAAGCGCTCTCGCAACTTTAAATGCCATTTCCCCTACCCTGTCGTCACGATCTTTTTCAATCTTGGAAATATCCATGTCCTTATATTGGAAAACAAATGCCATCGATTCACCAACACACTCTAAATCCTCTGTAAGCGATGTCTCTGTTTTCTTATATAATTGAACATTGAATCCAAGACACAGACTATCAACGCTGCCGCCAGCATCAATTATCATTTGATTCGATTTATCGCACATGAGTCCAATCGCTTGGTCAACATCTGCCATATCGTCACGGCGCATAATCTCAAATGCTGCGTTCTGCAAAATCGTGTCTCCAGGTTTAAAAAATGTGAGGGGATTATGGCTCCCCTCCGGCCATGTTGTTTAGCAGGGATACATCAGATATACGGTTGTGGTAGTGCCCGCGCCGAGCCCGGTCTCAAGAGTCTGCGCAACGCCATTTGCAATCGTGGACGTCTTAGCAGCAAAAAGACCTGCCGTTGAAGCATGGGCCATAAGTGTCGCGCCAGCCGCAACAGAGCTTGTAACATACGCTTTTGCTACGCCTGTCTTCTTAATGAACCCGTAAGTTCCTGCACTGAAGTACTGTTGCGTCACGCCGCAGCCTACAGTTGAGCTTGTAACGGGTTTCTTCACGACTGTGAACGTTGTCCCGTCAACAGCCGACTGGATGCCCACCTGGAAATAGGAGCTGATCACAGAACTCACATAGACGTACTGCCAATTAGCGCCTGTTAGTTCATCTGTGTAGATCGCTCCCGGCGGATAGACGGCTTTTGAAGTCGTGCTGGTAAGGTCGCCACCCTTAACGAGTCCGTTTAGTTTCATGTTACCTGACATGTTGATTTCTCCTTTCCGCTATCCGGCAATTATGCAGCAATGCCGGTCAGCTTTCCGTTGAGACGTCGTTCGTCAATCCAGAAGCAAGGTGCGTAAAGAATTGACTGGACTTCAGAGAACTGATTGTCCGGTTCCTGCTTAGCCTTCATGAACATGTCCGCGCCCTTGAGAACCTCATAGTGAATGGTGTCCTCATTGATGAAATACATGACGCCGGACGTGCATCCCTTGTCCTCAAGAACTGGAATGCCGTGGTACGCAAGGTCCGCGAATCCGCTGTTGCCACGATTTGCATCTGAGATTGTCTGAATAGGAAGCAACAGATTCTCATAGATTACGGATGCATCATCAGTTGTCATAATGACTGTTGGCTTGCGATTGCCAATCGTAATGGTACGCAGCATAGTGGACATTGCACCAAGCGTAAGCGTTGTTGCCGCTGTTTCCGTCGATGCCCACTGTGTGATTGTTGCCGGGTCAACGCCGCCATATGCGGCAGTGGCGTCAATTGCCGTGGCCAACCCGACCAACTGGCGCACACCTGTTCCAGTCTGAATGCCTGTGCCAGAGAAGATATTCGCTGAAACAGCGTCATTAAGGGACAGTGAAGCGCTCTTGAATTCATCTGCAATCATGTCGAGAATGCGCGTTGGGCCGCCCTGGTTAATCAGAATGTCAAACTTGAAAAGCTCAATGCTCGCCTGGTATGTAGCCCAATCGAATTCCGATTCCCGGCGCTTTTCATTGTTTGTGATGGAATGGGGCGAGTACGGATTGATAGCGCCCGCGTTATCAAGCTTGTCGTATCCAATCGGCTGCTTGATAGCCAAACCACCAGGACGGATTTTCTTTTTCGTCATTACGCGCTCAAGAAAACGGTTGTTTACATGGAACTGGTCTCGCAGAATTTTCATATGCACTGCGATAGTGTCGGTCAAAAGCTGTGTGGTTTCTGCTGACATTTTCTTAATCCTTTCTCACCAACAACATGCGACACGTTAAATAAGACCATGCTGTGAGGCAAGCCACTGCGATGCCTGTTCGTGCGCGTTCTTTCCTCTAAACACCGGCATTTGCCCGTTCCCATTGGGAACCGGTTTGACGCCAGATGATGGTGTTCGCGATACAACACCATCAGCACGATCTTTTTGCAGTTTCGCAATGTCTGCCTGTAGCCGTCGATCATAAAACTTTTCGCTGAAAAGAGTTTGCCCGGCCATTCTGAACGCATTAGGGTTAGTCATGTCAAGACGCTCTGAATGCATGAAGCTAATCATTTCATGGATCTCCTCTGGGGCCATGTTGCGCCCCATTGACTGACTAAATTCCTGTTCATATACACCGCTTGCGTCAAGAGCGGCTTTGTGGGCCTGTTGCGTTTGATAACTCTTAACAACTCCATTAACCTCTCTAAGTTGATCGACGAGGCTGTTTACCGTGTTTGCAAGTTGCGGTTCATAAATTTTAGAGTCCAGCCTCAACCCATCATATGGGTCTGTGGGAGGCTGTTGTGGTTGTACGTTTTGGTTCTGGTACTGATTCGGGTATACTGGAACGCGCTCCCCGCGAGCGCGCGCTTGGACAATTTGTAACAGGTCGCTATTCGCTGGATCGTCAAGGACACTTGAAATGCCATGGAACCTTTCAACCTGTTCGCCCAAAGCCTTGCGTTCATCAGACAGAGCCGTGGTTTTCTTGGTGTAATCGTATCCCATCTGGGCGTAATTAACCAATTCATCCTGTGTAACTTCAAGCTCTTGTCCATTGTGTTTAATGCGGAATTTCTGCGGTTCTACTGCTGTTTCACCCTGTGCTGCTTGGCCGGCAACGTCCTGCTGTGAAGTCTGATCAGCCCCTAATCCAAGAATATCTCTCACATCTGGATCCGGGATACTATCACCTATCACACCATTACGAACGTCAATGTCTGCGGCTGCTGTTACGGGTTCGTCCATTTTTCTGCCTCTTTCTTTTGCGCTGCTCTTGGCTTGGCGCAATAACTTATTTGAAAATGAAGCTCCGCTATTCCTTCTTGCGGTTGGCTCCTAACTGCGCTACTTTGTTATCAGCTTTCAATGTGGTTATCACAGCATTCAACTTGGCTTCTCCTGCCTCGTTTTCTGCTTCATCAGCCTTTCCTTCAAGCTGTTTATTTTCCGATTCAAGCTGCTTAATGTATTTTGTTCCCTGCTCTATAATCTGTTCGCTTTCCTGGACCTTCTGCTTGAGTTGATTCATCATGCTCATTTCCTGCATGGCTTCTTGGATGTTCGGCCAGTCAAGCGACTTTAAAAGCGTCTCCGGTCCAAGCACGCCATCTTTAAACAACTGTATGGCTGTAGCCGCACGAGAAGGTTTGTCTGCCGGAAGCGTCGAATTGCTCTTTACATTTACCTTGAAAACAAGATCGATATCCTTTGGGAACCCCCCAATATTAAGAACAGAAGGTTGGCCAGTGTCTGGATTTGAATATGAATATTTTCTGCTTAGTGAGTTGTGTTGCAGAATGCGAGCTATGCACATTTCTCCGATTTCAGATATGAACCGCTCGAAGTTCCTAATAACCGGCCTCAATCGCGTGAAGTCTGAATCCTTGAGTGATAACGCAATCCCAACTTTATCAAGCCCTGGAGTGCGCTCACCACGCGACATGTCATGCAATCCGCTTTCCATGTCTATTGTAGACCGGAACATTGAAAGCATTTGAAAATAGTCGTTAGGAAGCGGAGGCGGTGTCTCCATTTTAGGAGCTGTCTTTGTGTATGTAATAACTTCCCATGGCTTGTTTGACAGTTTCTTACCAGATGTTAATGAACCATGTTGAACCATCCATTTTGAATTAGCGCCATTGTAATGGTCAATCATTTGACACATAAGGCGATTCCACGCCCTTTGTGACTTGTGATGCGCCTCGTACTCCCCGACGCCCCAGAATTGACCAGGGACCGTATTTGCGCGGAATATAGCGTATGGGAACTTGCCATCCTTGTTCGGGTTCTTATCGTCAAACAGAACAACATTGTTGCTCCATATGATAAGCCGTCCATTCGGATACTTTTTACGCACAACTGTTTCTGTCTCTACTTCACCAGTAAGCGGGTCAATTACTGCATCCCCTTGTTCATCAAGCACTGGCTCTTCAACGGATATCGTTTCATTGTCTTTGATGTACATGCGATAAACCATCGCACGTTCAAGAGCATATTGGCCTACGCTGCCAGTACGCTTTGTGTCTCTGTATACAGCACCAGTTGAACTAACTGCCCCGTTTCCAAAGGTACTACCGGTCCCCTCTGCATCATTATTCTCTATTTCTTTGTCATATCTGATTTCACTAAAGTCTTCCTCTGGTGCAACAAACTTTCCCTTTTCTTCAAATTCCTGATCAATATTGTCAAGGCGCATTACACTTGCTTCAATGCACCCATCAGCATCTTGAAAACATTCTCCAGAGCGCGGGAATATGTAAAAACAATATGGCGATATCCTTTGTCCAGACACATCGCCAAACGGGAAATCCTTTTCACTATCGTAACCTATTTTTATGATACCAATGCCATAGGTGAACGCATCAATAGCAGCGGATTCAACTGTTTCCTCAAGGTTCCAATGATACCATCCATAGTCCTCAAGTAGAATCTTTAGCTTTTCAACGTCCTCATAACCTATCTGTATTGTTTCACCGGATTTTTCATCAACTGATGCAATTGGCAACTCTTTTGTCGGAGACACATTATACATTGGCCTGTTGTCTGTTACCAACGCTGCCTTGTGTCTCACGTTAGCAAACAGGATATTCCCTGTATAATCACTCATTTCCTTTGGTTTTGCACGTTCCCATTGGATATTCTCATGAATGAATTCATGTGCCCTGTCCCAAATAGCTTCCTTCTTCTTGCGCGCTTCCTTACATGCCGAAAGCATCATGTTGAGTTTTACAAGTTGCTTTTCTTCTGCCGGAGTTGGAACATAAACAGGACGAGGAGCCTCTTCTTCAATTGAAAGAACGGACTTAATCTTAGAGACAGCCTTACCCAAGATAGACTTAGAAGGTTGTTTGAGTTCACCGACTTCCAATTATTTCAAACCCCCTGGCCGCGCATTTGCGCTCCGTATCCTTCACACCAAAACACCATTCTCCAAGTCCGTGATTGAAATAACCTTTTTCACGGTGTCCTGTGTCCGGATTGACTCTCCATTGCACATCCTCGTCCCTGCGGTCTTTTGGTACAAGAGATTGCACCCCAATTGTTGGGCATGTTTCTCCGCTGATGCCGGGTATAAAATCAGAGTCAGCACATCCGTTAGGGCAGTCCCTGATATATCCATGTTTGCAAAAAATACCCATGTTTCACCCTGTTAATCAGTTAGATATGTACAATGAAAATATCCAGTCCATGCCGTATCTGCTGGTGCTAATGTTGCAGCTCCACCACCAACAGGAGTCTGCCAAAACCGCATGGCCGATATTGTATAAATTGTCGATGTCATTATGTTGTTTGCTGAAAGCGCATAGTCACTTATATACCCAATCGAACAAGCACCAGCAAGCGTACTTGAAGGAGCAACAGGCAATGTAACATATGATCCGCCTGTGGGTGTTACAGCACATCCAGTAACAGTAACCATAATTGTTGCGTGTACCACATTCCCAATTACCGTATAGGTACCTGTAGCCGTGGTACCAGTAGCACAATCACCAGCTGTTACGCCGTCATACGCAGGAGTCCACGTTCCTTCATCATAGAAATCAAGCGTGTCGCTTGCTGTGTCGAATGTTAATCCGCTGCTGAACGTGCTAAGACCGCCCATTGTTAATGTTCCGCTTGCAGCTATGTTCCCATTAGTTGAAATGCTGCCGGAAGCGAACAGTCCAACGGCAATGGTGCTCGATGCGATGTTTCCAAGATTCGAATATGAAACATTCGTTCCAAGCGCCAACCCGCCGTATTTGCTCATTACAGCCACTGGCGTATCAACTCCGCTTATTCCCGTTGACCATTGAGCGTGATTGCCCGCCGCCGCACCATCAGATTTATCAATGGAACTTTTAAACACATAAGAAGTGAATCCGTACTTTAATGCATGGGCGTCAATAATGTACTTTGCAGCACTTATACTGTTTGTCTGTACCTGTATCCCGGGTCCATCACCGGTGCCGCTAAACCTTCCAGCAAGTCCAGTTGATGTATTGAATGCATCAAGAGCGTAGAACGCTGATGCATTCTCTAAACCCAAAGTAGATGAAGAACCAGCTTGCTTAATGTATGCGGCATTAGCTGATGTATTTGCATTAATATCAAGTGCGCGCGCAGTTCCTGCAACACCACCAGAAGGAGATATGTATATTGGTGCAAGACTGGTTAGCTTATCAGGTTGAGTCACAGTCTCAAGCAGCTTAACAGTCTCTGACGCGTTAAATGTAAGTGGCTGGCCAGCCGCCGTAATCGACAATCCCGCAGCTTCAATGGGCACCGTAGCCGTGGCCCCACGGCTTGCCACATCAGCAAGCGTGTCACTCGATGCACCGCTGCTACTTCCACTGTCAGCATGCGCTACACAACCACAAAGCATAATCGCAATTGTAATTAGAAGAAGTTTTTTCATTAACGTCTCCGTCCTTCCCCAAACACATTCGCAGCAGCACCCGAATCAAAGTTGTACAGGGAAACTTCAGTTGCCCATATCTTTTCAAAACAATGGAATCCACCCGCAGATACCGGGAACCCATTCGTGGCGCTTGCCTGTCCATGCGTTGCCGGCGCACGCACAACAGTCACATAATTCGCACCAGTATTGTAAATGCAAAGAGTTGATACCGGCGCACTAAACGTCATTGTAGCCACGCTCGATGTCGCAGGACTCGTGTATTCATACTCAAGACCGGTGTCAGATTCAATGTACATGGTCCCACTCGCAAGCGATGTAATCGTCGTAATAGAGGAAATGGTACCAGTAGACACGTTGACCATCAAATTGCCGGAGGCGTCAATCAAGGCGGTCTCTGACCCATCATTTATGGTCACTGTACCACTCGCAAGGTTCGCAACATACGTAACCGTGGCAATCTCACTCAGAATCAACTTGCCATCATCGTCCGTAAGCACATTCCGCACTTCATCACTGACATTCGACCCCAACATCGACGTTACCCGGTTCGCATCCCTGTTGGCAATATCATCCGCTGCCACGGCCCCAATAGATAAAAAGGCCGTGAACGCCATAATAGACACAAATAAAAGGATTTTATTCATACCCTTCTCCAATCTGCAAGACTGCATTTTGTTTTTTCAATGTAATCGTCCGGCCCGTTCTCGTCGTTAAACGATAGATACCCCAAAATCGTAAGACGGCGCACAAATTCCTCGACGCTTATGCCGAGATTCTCTGCCGCCGTCTTGATCTTGCACTTTGTGTTGGCCAAGTGTATACCTTCTTATACAGATGATTCCATCGTATATTATTTTATACACTCTGTCAAGCTGTAATTAAAAAAAAATTAGTGGATAGTCGATCCTGTCGGGTTTTCGTACCAGTCCGCTTTGCCATCCTCACCATTTCTATTCTTAAGTGAATCAAAATATTTGCCTAATTCGTTTGATTCTTCACCTTTTTCCTGTTTATTCGGGACACACCACATCTTTACTTGATATGCCGCAGCATCCGCGACGTCCGGGTGCGATCCTTCCCCTAACCACAACAGTTCTTCCTCCAACGGGTCACACGCCCCACGCCTATGCCAAATGTTGCCACGCTGATACCTCGGCTGCAAACCCCGAATCCTGTCAATCTTGCTCTGCTGCTTCGGTTTAAGCTCCTCCAACGGGAAAAATACCTGCGTCTGCTGCATCCTCCTGTCAAATTCATCCACAAGCATCTCCTGGAACCCTATAGCTTCAACCCCAACATCGACATAATGAACATTCGGCATCTCACTGTATTTAGAAACTAACTCAAAAACCCTGTCCACCGTGTCCTTAGGTGAAAATTGACCCCTCAGCACACAATCAAACAGCACTTCACCTCTCTGATTCACTAACCCGACAACTATCCCAGTATTGTGCCGGCCCTTTAGTTTCGATATCGCCGGGTCAACCGTTATGTAACAGTTGTACACGTCCTGGCTCGATAACCTGTCATAATGACTAAACCATTCTTCCTTGAAATCTTCCTTGTCACTGTCCCTCGGCTCATTCATGTACTGACACGAAAACATATACCCGCCCATCTCTCGCCTAAGAGACTCGATATAGTCAAGCTTGAACCGCTCCGGATATATAATCCTGTCATCCTCAATAACTTTCCGTACAACCTTCAACTGGAACTCCTGTGAAAGGTTCTTCAATATGTATCCGTATAAATCCTTCTTGTGCCAACGTGTCCCAATAACCACCATCCGCCCATTCGGGTCAAGCTGCGGCAATGCCTGCTTGTAAAAGTTAATAACCTTCTGTATCTGCTCCGGCGTACTGATATTCGACAAGTTAACCAAATCATCAAATATCATCAGGTCATAATGATACCCTGTCTTCAACCCTCCAATCCCGCACGTGTCTACCGTAGGCTCTTTAATACTCGGATTTCGACGCCGTGAAACCATTATCTCAGAATCAGTCCACTTCGTCCCAACCATGTCTCCATATATCTCTGTTATGGATGGATGAATTAAGAAGTTCTTAACTGTTCTTAGAAAGGCTTGGGCCTTCTCAGCAGTCTCCGATCCTATCAAAATCCGAGTATCAAAGTTCCTAAGGATCTCCTGCACCACAAACGTTGAATTGCAAAACGTACTCTTAAGATGATCCCTCGGCACCAATATTAATGCCTTCTTCCAATCAGGCATCATCATCATTTCACTTAATTCACTGTGTATCTCACCTAACCAATTATTCTCAAGCACCTCTCTCCCTAAATAAAATAAATCACTCTCTATCATCCCCTTCGTGGCCCGCACGTCCTTCGACTCAAATCCCCACGCTATCTCAGCACCACTTATAAACCTGTCAAGTAAACTAAGATATAACGACGGCTTCCGCTCCACTTCTACCATTGGCCACCACTCCCATACGCCACCCGCAAATCATTCAATATCGCTTCCAATACTCCCTTGTCCTTCACATGCCGCGATATCGAATCCAACGCCTCCTGGATGAACGCCTTGCACTGCTTCGCATTCCACTTCATCTCAAGTATCTTCGCTTCCTCAGACATCAATTCCTTCAACTTCGGCGCTATCACAGCACTCACCTTCGCCGCATTCATCGTGTGATACTTGTTGAACGGCGTGAACTCTAAATCACACGCCGTACATACTATCGTTGTCTGAAACTCGTTCGCACACTTCGGACACCGGAAATTCGGATTCTCCATCTCTTTCAACATACTATCGTAAATATCAAACAATCCCTGCTTTAACCCCGTTATGTCCATGCTCTCTACTACTTCAACCGTTGACCCAGCACCCGTCCCATGCTTCACTATCATCTCCGGCTTGCTCTTACCCACTATACACTACCCCCTCTCTACCACGCCGAATCGTTACCACCTTCTTCGGCGCAGCATACGATTTCCTGTCCTCTACCACTCTACCCATAGTCTCCTCAGACATTAAACCCCTCATCCCAACCGAACTCTCTCCCATATGCCTCGCAATCGTCTTCCTACCACTAAACTCACTGTAAATACGTACATGCTCCTCAGCAATAAGCTTCAATGTTCCCAATATCCGTAACGTGACCTCAAGGGTTTTGTCCATGCCACAATAATAGTCTATTTTTTTATACACTGTCAAGCGTGTATATTATTTTATACACATATATAGGCGTTTGGACTATATATAGGCGTTTTGGCTCAAACATACCGCGCTCCGCGAGTGTAGTAGTTTATATAGTCGAGGGGGTACCGGGGGGTACATGCCGGTCGAGCTTGGATTTTTTTCCCGCACGTGTGTGGACAAACAGCAACGCGCGCGAACGCATGCGTCAACGATTGTCAACCCATACACACCAGCACCCGCGTGTATAAAAAAATATACATGTAGCATTCAGGATACACGTGATATCATGGGTGTGTGTAAGAGGTTACACACGTGCGCGTGTGGTACGTGCCGAACGCCTGCGGACCCTGCGCATAGATTAAATGTATTTATTTAATATGTGTGTGTGTGCGCGCACGCGCGTGGTATGTACTAATTATCATCATCATCCAGGTCAAGCGCTGCGTCCTCGCACGTATACGGCTCCTCACAACGCTTTACACGCATCCGCGCGTACTCCATCGCCCCGCGTATACTCATTCGATCTCCAGTGTCCGGCGCAGGAGTAGTCAAACGGCTGGCGGCCCCCTGTTCCCGTTGTTGGATAGCATGGGCAATCAATCGGCCAGTGATGTTAATTGAGTATGAGATAATGATTGCTGATGGAATGAGTAAGATGTCCATAATTATATTATATATTAATAAGGGTGAATGTAAAGTGATAACGTATAAAAAAGCATACACTGTACGTTTTTCGATGTATGAAAGAATATAATGCGCGAGAAGGGCGAATAGGTGGCAAATACGTAAGAATCGTGATATTTCGTGATAATGGCCTACGGTATTAGTTATGTGCTAAAAGTGCGCCTATGGGCCTGTTAGGTGGCATCTTTTTGTTTCCTTTGTTCTATTTTATTAGGTGTCACAGAATGTCATTTATGTATTTAGTATATATATGTAATATATATATATTAAAATAATATACTTTGGTGTCACACATTGGCACGGTGTCATTTATTGTCATGGTGTCACGCTGTGTCATTGTACTTACCTCTATTTCCATACTATTTGTTCTATGCTAATTATACTATTTTGATATTCTACGGGTATACACCTTGCGCGCTAGTGACATTGGTGACACTGGTCCGCATAGTAATATGTGGTGACATAACGTGGCATGCGTGACATATTTCGACATGTGATACAATTAACAAAATTAGTTGTTGACATATTGCGACACCACATGTTATA